AGTGCACTTACAGAGGCTGACTACCACTTCTTTCGCCAGAATTGCTGCCTGGAACCTAAAAGGTTACTCGCCGCGGCCTTGGTGGGAGCGCAAGGCGCCCTCCGGGGGCTCGATAGTTCTATCACCAATACCACTATGCAAAAACGATTGCGCGGATCAGCGCCAAAACAACCAAAGACTGCCGCAAAGGCAGCACCAAAGAACCCCAAGTCCTCTGTGACACTTAGCACCGTACCAGCAGCTTACGGATTTAGCTTGAAAATGGCACCACCAAAGGTATCACGTCGTGGAGACGTGTCAATCATTAGTGGCAGTGACTTTGCCGGTAGTGTTATGACACAAAATACCGCAAATTACCAGCCAGGATCTTCAGTGCTTCTTAATCCAGTGTATTTCCAAAACGCAATGTTGGGTTCACAAGCCCGCGCGTATGAAAAGTTTAGATTTACACGAGCTATAATTGAGTATATTCCATCAGTACCAACCAGCGTACAGGGCCAATTGGTCATGTGCGTTTCACGTACAGTCAAAGAACCATTTTTCGATGGTTCATCATCCACCTTCCTAAGTCGGGCGTTATCACAAGGCAATGCAATTGCCACGCCACTTTGGAAGGAAACATATTTAGAAGTGCCGTGCGACGGCGAGTGGAATGTAGTGGACACACTACTAGACGGAGACCTGGATGATAGCATCCAAAATGAGGTCCAATGTTACACTTTTGCCGCAACAACGTCCACATCAGGCATTCTCATGTTGCATTACACTATTGAGTTTAAAGACCCACTTTACACATACCATCCTACATTAATTCCGGTACCAATGGGTAACGGAGCATATGGAACGCTAGTCGATGCCGCTGCCGCAAATGCGGTTAATTCAGCGGTGTTGTTAAACAATTCCATAGGCCTTAGCTTCTCAGCCGGAGCAGGGTCAGTGTATCGTTTGATATTTAGGCAGGAGGCAAGTACCTTGCCAGCCGGGCCAACTAATTGGGCAAATGTGGCAGCCGTTGAGACAACTAATGCCACCAACTCTAGCAGCTTTGCAACTGCTTTCACATCTATTTCATTAACTGACGGAACAACTTTATACGGCCTTTTCAACAATGGGGTCGTAGCTCTCTACACCTCGTACGAAGGCGCAGTCGCAGGAATCAACTCGGATCTTGTGGTGCATAACACCGCCACTACTACGGCAGGCACCTGGGCGTTTATAGGGGCGCTAGTACGCATTGGGTCAGCCCTCCGCGTAACCAGCCAATAATAGTCCATTTACG